ATAGATAGAAGAGCAGCAGGTGTTGAATTAGAAATGTCAGATAGACAAAGAGAAATTGATATTGAAAATCGTAGAACAGAACAAAAAGGATACAAAGTATTGTATGATAAGAGTGACGTTCCTGTAAATACTAGAATGGAAATTATGTTATCTAGTTTAAAGAGTGCAATTATTTTAGCAAAGAAACAAGGTATTGATGAAATTGTTGTACCCTCTGCACGAGAAATTTCAAGACTTAGAGGGTCAAGCACTAAATACGATGATGCATTTGAAAAGTTATACACAGATGGACTTAGAAAGGCACTAAACCAATTACAACAAGATACCAAAGGTAATATAAAAGTTGGCACTAGAGTTTTAAAACACGATCCTGATGGAGCAGGAGATGCTGACTTTATGTTAGATGATAAGCCAATGTATGATAAAGATAAGTACAGAGAAAGTTTTGCTACATCTATAAACATACGTGAATTATTATTTGATCCAGAAACAGAAGCACTACGATTTAACATGGGAGGTTCTGTACCTCCTAGAGCTTTGATATCAGATGATGCAAAGCGTGAAGCTTTATTAGCAGGTATAAACATAAATAGGATGATGTCATGATAGAAGAAAAAATAAGTCTATTTAACGAGGGTGGGCTACGTGATGATGGTGGTGAGACAGAACCAACGTCAGGCAACAAAGTGCCATCAGGTTCTCTAAAAGAAGAAGTAGCTGATGATATACCTGTAATGATGAGTGAGGGTGAGTTTGTTTTTCCTGCTGATGTAGTACGGTACATTGGACTTGAAACACTTATGAAGATGCGACAGAGTGCCAAGCAAGGTCTAAAGACGATGGAGAAGATGGGACAGATGGGTAACTCAGAGGAAGCTACTATACCTGATGACATGCCATTTGAGATGGCAGACCTTATTGTAGTATCTGGTGACGGACCAAAGAAGATGCAAAGTGGTGGACTCTTAGATGATCCACGTTTTAAAAGATCTGAAGACAGTGGTGGTACACCCACTATAACAGATGAAGATAAAAAAGAAATGGAAGACGCATTACTAAGAACTGGTTATGGTAATGTTGTCATGAAGAGATATGTAAATGCAGATGGTGAAGTAAAATATATACCATTTGTTAATGGTGAACCTCAGATGGAGATACCAGAGGGTTATGAGTTAGATGAGTCTGCACCTAAAACTGAAAGCAATATAGGTGGTAGTGGAGACTCTGGTGGTGGTGGAGATAGTGGTGGACCTGCATCAGTTGCACCTGCTTTTGGCGATGGAATGACATTTGAAAAGCCCAAGTTAATGGTAGACGGTAAAGAGTACACGAGTATTGACGCACAATCTATGGATACAGATACGTTAATAAAATACTATAAACAATTTGATAGCCCTATATACAGGTATGCTGCAACAGGGGCTGCATTATTTTTTAGCCCACTAGCAGGACTAGCAATTATGGCAGGGCAAACTCTAAGTAACAAAAACTCACCAACTGGACTAAATGCTGTGCAAGCTGAATTACAAAGAAGAAAGCTTTCTGTTGAACAAAGAAAGAGTGTGTTAACAATTGCTGAAAGTCTACGAAAGAATGGATCAGGTGGTATAGGTACTTTAGGTAAAAAGTTATTACAGGGCATAGGTATACTAAGTAACACAGAACAAGGTCAAGAATTAACTGAGTTTGAAAAAGCAATAAAAAGTGGTAATACTGCAGGTGCAGTAAAAGCTGCAAGTGGTACAATAGAATCAAATTCAGACAGTCAAAAAACATTTGCTGACGCTAATAAAGCTATGTATCAAAAATATAAATCAGAAGGTAGACCACAGACTTTAGGAACACAACTAGGTCCAGAGCAAGGTCCACCAGTACTAGGTCCAGAGCAAGGTCCTCCAGTTGCACCTGACTTTGGTGCGTCTGATTATGTTGATGAGTTTATTACAACACCTATAGAATCTGCAACCGTAGAACAGACAGAGGTTACACCAATTGAGCCTAGATCTGGATTACAAACAAAAACTGATGAAGGAGATCCGTTTGCACCTATTGAACGTGCAAAACCTGCAGGAACAGAAACAGAACCAGAATTAGAATCAGAAGTAGGTATTGATGAAGATCGAAGTAAGAAAAGATTAACTGCAGGTGAGCAAGATCTTCAACAACTTAAAAATCAAACAGTTGCTATGCAGGTAAGAATGAAAGCAGAAGCAGAGGACATAAGAAGGAAAGCAGATGAACTTAAAAAGAGAACATCTATGGGTACAGATTATGGTCAGCAAAGAACACAACAAGATACACAACAGGATGATGATAGGGATGATGGTGGTCCATCTTCAGGTATAGATGATTTCTTTGGTGGTGACTTTGGTCAGCCATCTCAACCAACATTTACACCAACTACAACACCAGTATATACATCTCAAACAGCAGGTGGGCAACAAAGACCACAAACATTTGGAGTGCCATCTACACCATCTATAGGAACTGGTGGTGGTGGTGGAGGACAAAGGTTTGGTCCTACTGGTGGATTTTATGTAGGTGGTGTACCCACAAAACCTATGAAGCCACAGAGACTAAAGAAGGGTGGTTTAGCTAAACCCAAAGTTAAACCCAAACGAATGAAGAAGGGTGGACTAGCTTCAAAGAAAAAATAAGTTCACAATATGTTGGCTACCTAACTCCCCATCTAACATGGCATACAGTTAGCCCTAACGAAAGGTAAGTAATATGGCAGAAGCACAAGCAAAAGTAATGACACAAGACGCTACACCTAAAAAGGTAATGGCATTAGCATCTCGTAAGTATTCACGAGAAGATAAAATTCAAAAAGATCAAGAGGAATTAGATCAGCTTATTGCAGAGAACAAAGGTGAGGTGAAGGAAGAAGCTCAAGAAGAGCAAGAGCCTACCTCTGCAGAAGAGAAGACTTTTAAGAAACGCTATGGTGATCTTAGAAGACATTCTCAACAAAAAGAATCTGATCTGCAGGAGCAGATAAATCAGTTAAGAGAACAGCTTGATAGTGCTACTAAGAAACAAATAGAGCTACCAAAGTCTGATGAGGACATTGAAGCGTGGACAAAAAAGTATCCTGATGTAGCAGCTATAGTAGAAACTATAGCTATAAAAAAATCTAAAGAGCAATCGAAAGAGCTTGAGGATAGGATTCAAAAAATAAATGAGATGCAGGAATCAGCTACGAAGGAGAAAGCTGAAGTAGAACTATTAAAAATACATCCTGATTTTGTGGACATTCGTGAGGATGATAACTTTCATAACTGGGCAGAAGAGCAACCACAGTGGGTGCAAAAAGCTTTGTATGAAAATGATGATGATGCAAAGTCTGCAGCCAGAGCTATTGATTTATATAAAGCTGATAACAATATTGGTAAAAAGAAAACAAGCTCAAGGGATGCAGCCCTAGCTACAAATCCAAAGTCAACACGTACTAAACCTCAGACTAACGAGGAGTCTACATATCTAAAGGAATCTCAAGTACAAAAAATGTCATCACAGGAGTATGAGAGAAGAGCCGATGAAGTCATGGAAGCTATACGAACTGGCAAGTTTATTTATGACGTATCTGGTTCTGCTAGATAAAAAAGTTGACATTTATTAATTTATACATATAACTATGTATAATACTTAAAATGCACACATATAGCCCCTTTTGGATACCTGTTGTGTGCATTACATCACAAACGACAATATGGTGAGACTTACCTAGTTTAACAAGCCCAGAATGTACATCTGCACCTTGATCTAAATTAGCCCCAATCTATAATTGTAATTTGTATCTGTGACCCTGAAAAGTAAGGAGGATTTACTATGGCTTTTCAATCTGCAGTAGGACATGGAAGTTTACCAAACGGTAATTTTAGTCCTATTATCTATTCCAAACAGGTACAGCTTGCTTTCCGTAAGTCATCTGTTGTGGAAGGTATCACAAACTCTGATTATTTCGGTGAGATTGCTCAGATGGGTGATACTGTTAAAATTATAAAAGAGCCAGAGATTACTGTAAAAGAGTATGCTCGTGGCACAACAATCACACCTCAGGACTTGGACGATGAGGACTTCTCTCTAACCGTTGACAAAGCAAACTACTTTGCATTTAAAGTCGATGACATTGAGGAAGCTCATTCACATGTCAACTTTCAATCTTTAGCTACCGATAGAGCAGCTTACAGACTTTCAGATCAGTACGATCAGGAAGTTCTAGGCTACCTCTCAGGCTATAAGCAGTCTGCGTTACATGGCAGACCAAATGCAGTGAATAGCACTGTGTCTGGTTCTAAAGCTGTATCGACTGCAGCTTCAAACGAATTGCTTGCAGAAATGCAGGTAGACGCTGCTGACTTTAACGGTGGTACTAGCGTAAACTCTATTGTTGTTCAGCCAAGAGGAATGGGTGACGGTGTTAATACCACTGCTGCACATGCTACACCTCTAGCTGTTATCAACAGAATGGGGCGAAAGCTAGATCAACAGTTTGTTGATAAAGAGGGAAGATGGCTTGTAATCGACCCAGTCTTTGCTGAATTGCTAAAGGATGAAGATTCCAGAATTATGAATGGTGACTTTGTTTCTTCAAAGGACGAACTCAAAAATGGAATGATCTTTAGCAACTTGCATGGCTTTAAAGTGTTCATGTCAAACAACCTACCTAATGTTGGTAATGGTCCTACAGGAGCTACTGCTTCAGGAACAGCCCACTTTGGTGTAATCGTTGCAGGACATAGTTCAGCAGTAGCCACTGCAGAGCAAATCAACAAAACAGAGACATATCGTGACCCTGACAGCTTTGCTGACATCGTCAGAGGTATGCATCTCTATGGA